CTTTTCGCTCGCCGTTTTCGTCTCCCTTGAACTTGTCAGAGTGCAGGTGTTGCCGCAGCCACTCCACCTGATGGGCGATATGTTCAAGGCGCTCGCCGCGCTCGCTGATGATCGACTCAAGGCGCTTAATGTAATTCATGGTGTTTTTCCATAGCCGCCCCGGAGGGCGGGGGGTGGTTAAGCGAGTGTGTCCGGTACGTCGATCTCATCGCCCAGTTTGCTGGCGACGTAGCACCGCATGGCTGTGATCAGGGGTGTGGGTCCGCGCATCAGGAACGCGACACTGTCGACGCCGGCGTTGTAGTAGAACGCCATGCCTTTCTGCATTCGCATTCCCAGCGCGATCTCCCGCTCGATGATCGGCCCGCCGTGCATCCACTTCCTGTCCGGTGCCCATGTGTAGTCGGCAGAATCACGCAGGGCCTTCTTCGCAGGGAAGTTCTCGCACACGGCGACGGCCCAGTTAAGGGCACGGCCATTCAGTTCGGCAGTCTTGATCTTCATGATGAAAGCTCCTGTGGTGCCGCCCCGGAGGGCGGCGGGTTGTAGTTAGCGGGTGGGGGTCTTGCGGGTGGAGGTCTTGCCGGTGCGGCGGTACATTTCGGTGCAGGCGTCGTTGACTTGATCGAGGTACTTGGCCTCGGCCTGCGGGTTCCAACCGCGCATCGCCTGAGCGGCTTCGTAGGCGTCTTGGGCAATGAAGCGCAGTTCGGCGTCGGTCTTGGTGCGGTAGTCGTTCACTTGACAGTTCTCCAGTTATTCAATTGTTTGCTGTTTCAACCGTGGAACGAAGTATAGCCTCATTCCCGGTTGAAAGGCAAGTGTTATTTTTCACCCTCCGCGGCGCGCTTGAGCGCCCGCTCCATCGCGGACTGCGCCGTGACCGCCGCATAGCTGAGCCGCAGGCCCTGCAGGTACGCGGCCTCGGGCAGCTCGCTGCTCACGGCGAGCTGCGCCGCCAGCCGCCCCAGCACGCTCATCAGCAGCGCGAAGGCGACGTCCTCAGTGGTGTCGGGCAGGAGCTCGAGGTTCACCGCCGCGCGGTGCACCGCGGCGGTGAGATGGCGGTCGAGGGTGAACATGATCTCGGCCTGAGCGGGGGTGAGCTGAGAGTTTGACATTCTTAGTTCTCCAGTGAGGTGGTGAGGGTTTACAGCGGGCGCCAGACAAACAGGTCCAGCGCAGCTACGATGAATCCGATGATGACGACCACGGGCAGCCACACCCGTTCCAGGGTGCGGTCCACGGGGTAGCGGGGGCGGCGCGGGGGTTTCATTCTTGGGCCTCCGCGGTGAGTTGTTGGGCATAAGACTCGGTGGCCAAGGCGTCTTCCAGCCACGACGACCAGATCGCCTGCAGAATCGCGCGCACCGCCGCGTGCAGGTGCGGTTGCGGGTCGAGCGCAACCGCGTCGCCCACCTCGGGCTCCCAGTAGGAGCCGGGGATGACCACCGGGGCGTGGGGTACGTGCCCCTCGACGGGGTCGAGCACGATCGCCCAGTCGCCAAACAGCAGCGTGTCGTCGGGCGCGGAGTTGGAGTCGAGCGTGACCGCGGCGCGGCGGAACTCGGCGTACAGCCGGGCCCCGGGCCCACGCGCCGCCGCCGAGAGCAGGCCACGCACCAGCGCAACGTCGGCAGGGGTGTAAGGCATGGTTCAACGCTCCAGGGGTTGGGTCAGGTCGAGCGCGAGATGCACCGCCCACTCGAGCTCGAGGCTCTCGCGGGGGTCGGTGGGCGGGTTGGCGGGGCGGCCCGTCGCGTCCAGCAGCACCCAGTCGTCCGCGGCGGCGTCCTCCGCCCGCTCCACCAGGTACACGCGGTGCCGGTGGTTGACCCACCAGAGCGGATGCGGCGAGCGCGCCGCCATCCAGCAGCGCAGGGCCCGCGCCCCACGCTCCAGCTCGTCATCCGGCAGGTGCTCCGCCCACTCGGCCAGCGAGCCGTCTGGGTTGCGCGCCTCGTATGCGAGGCTGTTCGCGTCCGAGTACCGCTCCTCCAGCGTGAGCACCACCGGTCGCCCGGCGAGCTCGGTCAGGCAGTGGGGTTCGGGGGTGGGTTGAGGCATGTCGAGTTCTCCAGTTAGGGTGTGCAGGTCGTGGGGTCAGAACAGGGCCTCGCCCGGGTGCGGGTGGCGAGGGCGCGGGGGCTGGGCCGCGCGCCGCCGGGGCAGCCGCTCCGGCGTGGGGGCCGGGGCCGGCCGCGGGAAGGGCGGAAAGGGCCAGGCCGGCGCGGTCACAGATGCTCCCCCGCCGAGTAGTCGCGGAGATGCACCCGCGCGGCGTACCCGCCCTGCCCGCCCAGCACCCGGCGCATGGCCTCGGCGGTGACGGGCACCTCCTCGCGGCAGATCTGGTAACGCCGCAGCCCCAGGGCCGTGGCCCGCTCGCGCGCCGCCCTGAGCGACAGCTCGCAGCCGACGGTGCCCCCGCCGAGGTCGTCGATCAACGTGTAGAAGATCATGGTCAGGCTCCGGTGGCGCGGGCGATTGCGGCGCGGGCGCGCTCCAGTGCGTACACACTGGAGTCGTCCTGCCACGACATTGAGCGCAGCCGCGCTTGGCAGAGTTTCAGCGCCGCGAGGAGATCGGGCGCGGCCGCGATGAGCGCGGCATTGGCGGGCGCTTGGTCTGGGCAATCGGCCAAGATGCCCCACTCGGGCAAGCGAGCAACGATGACTCCGCTATCGGGCGGGCCTTTGACTTCGCGGCCGTTGACTTGCCAAGGTCCGGGTGTGTGTTTAGGCATGGTGTAGCTCCTGTTATTCAGCGGCGCTTTCTGCGGACGAGATGGCGTCTTCGAGGTTGCTGCATGCGTCTTCGAGGTTGCTGACGGCTTGCTCTGCAGCTTCACCACGCTCGCTACCCTGCAGACCCTCGGGCATGTTGTCGTAGTACTCCTGCTCTTCGTCTCGAGCGGTCTCGAGGATGCTCAACGCCTCCTGCATCAGGGCGACGGCCTTGTTGATCTGTTTGCGACGGTCATTGTTCATCTCAGTTCTCCAGTTATTGAGTTGTTACGGTGTTCAACCGTGGAATGAAGTATAACCTCATTCCCGGTTGAAAGGCAAGCGTTATTTTTGGTTCAAACCTTCGGGGTAAAATCAGAAGTTGTAGTCGCGGTGCTGGACGGCGCCGTTGGCAATGAACTCGCGACCTTTGCGGCCCCACAGTTTGTCGCTATCAGGGTAGCGACTCTTGACCAGGCGCACCGTCACGGTATTCGGGCCCAGGCCAGCGTAGAGCCAAGTCTGCTCGTGCTGGTTGGTGCAGTGGCCTGCAAAACCGCCGCGGGTGATGGCGGGCTTCCAATCGGGATCGCGCTTAACCAAGACCTTTTGCAGCGTGGCGGTGGTCGCGGTGCGGCTGACGACTTTGTAGGGAATGTCGTCGCTGTACAGGGTCTCGGTCATGTACTCGCCTTCGGGCAGACCCTTCAGGTTGGTGGTGAAGGTGTCGTAGGCGCGGACGGGTTGGTTGGCGTTCATCTCAGTTCTCCAGTTATTGAGTTATGACGGTGTTCAACCGTGGAACGAAGTATAGCTTGAAAGAATTCAAGAAGGCAAGCGTTATTTTTAACGACCACGCGCGAAAGTTGGTTTTTCAAAATTCATGGTTGCCGCTTGCCTTTGGGTTCGGATTGGGGCATACTGATAGGGGTATAACTCGCTAACTGGAGAACTCACAGGTATGCAGCTCAGAGACTATCAACAGCGGGCGGTGGAGTGCGCGACCGAGGCCCTGGCCCGTGGGGGGAACCCGGCGCTCGCGCTCGCCACCGGCACCGGCAAGTCCCTCATCATAGCGGAGCTCGCCCGCCGGCACCGGGAGCGGGGGGTGTGGGTGCTCGCCCACGTGCAGCAGCTCGTGGCCCAGAACGCCGCCACCTATGAGCGGTGGACGGGGCGGGGGGCGGGGGTGGTGTGTGCGGGGTTGGGGCGCTGGGACCTGCGCGCGGGGGAGGGGGTCACGTACGGCACGTTGCCGAGTGTGGTGAGCCGCGCCGCGGGCATGCCCCCGCCGGGGCTCATCATCATTGACGAGGCCCACCGCGTGCCTCACCCCGCGGGGGGCGACTCGCAGTACGCGGGGGTGCTGCGGCGTTACCCGGCGGCGCAGCGCGTGGCCATGACCGCCACCCCGTGGCGCATGGACAACGGGCGCATCCACGGTGCGGGGCCGGCGTTCTGGTTCGACGAGCTGGCCTACGAGTACACCGTGGCCGCGGCGGTGGCGGCGGGGTGGCTGTGCCCGCTGGTGGGGGTGGACACCGAGGTGCAGCTGGACACCGAGGGGTTGAGCGTGGGGGCGGACTACGCCCCGGGCGAGGTCACCGAGCGTCAGACCGCCGAGTGGCTGGGGCGGGTGGTGCGCTCGGTGGGGGGGCTGGCCGCGGCGCGGCGCCACGTGGCGGTGTACTGCGCGACGGTGGCGGGGGCGCGCCGAGCGGCCGCCGCCTTTGAGCGGGAGCTGGGCTGGGGGGTGGGGGTGGTGCACGGCGGGCAGCCCCAGCCCGAGCGGGGGGCGGTGCTCGCGGGGTTTGCCGCGGGGCGGCCCCGGGTGCTGTGCTCGGTGGACACCCTGACCACGGGCTATGACCTGCCGGCGCTGGACTGCATAGTGTGCCTGCGGCCCACGCTGTCGTCCTCGCTGTGGGTGCAGATGCAGGGGCGGGGCACGCGGCTGCACCCGGGAAAAAAGAACTGCCTCGTGCTCGACTACGCCGGCAACCTGCAGCGGTTGGGCGGGGTCGGCATGTACGAGCGGCACTACCGCGAGCGCGGATTGGTGCAGGTCGACTCCGCCCAGCCCACCCGCCCGGCCGCGCCCCGCGCGGCGCGCCGCACGCTGCCCGGGGTGCGCACGCTCGTGCCCCTTGACCCCATGACCGGCGCCCCCGCGGGCGAGGGCGCCGAGCTGCGGGTGCGGGTGCACGCGGTGAGCGCGGTGGCGCTGCGCACGCGGCGGGGGCCGGCGCCGGTGCTCATGGTGCAGTACGCCACCACCACCCGCGAGGGCGCGCGGCTGGACGCCGCGTGGTTCCTCAACACCGAGTGCGGGGACCTGGCCGCGGCGCGGGGGTTTTTTCAAGCGCGGCGCTTGGCCGTAAACTTACCCGCCCCGGCCCGCATCGCGGGCTGGCAGCTGAAAGGCGCCCGCCACCCCCCGGAGGTCACCGTGCGCCGCCGCGGGCGGTACTGGAACGTGGTGGCCGAGCACTTTGACCCAACCTATAACTCCGGGAGCACCCCCGCATGACCATTGACAAAGACCCCGCCACCACCACCCCCGGCGGGCTCAGGGTGGTGACCTCGACCGCCCCGCACACCGCACTGGACTACGCGCTGGGGTACGCGCGGCTGGGGTGGGCGGTGTTGCCGGTGTGGGGGGTGGACGCTCACGGGCGGTGCCGCTGCGGGCGGCCCAACGACGAGCGCGGCCACAAGCCCGGCAAGCACCCGCACTCGGGCCTGACCCCGCGCGGGCACCTAGACGCGACCACCGAGGAGCGGACCCTGCGCGAGTGGTGGGCGGAGGACCCCGAGGCCGGGGTGGGGGTGGCGCTGGCGGCGTCGGGGCTGCTCGCGCTGGACATCGACCCGCGCAACGGCGGGCGCGAGACCCTGGCGCGGCTCGAGGCCGAGCACGGCGTGCTGCACTCGGACTGCTGCGCCGTGACGCAGGCCGGCGGCGAGCACCGCCTGTTCCGCGCCGACCCCACCCAGCACTACCCCGCGGGGCTGGGCCCGGGGCTGGACCTGAAGCACCACGGCTACGTCTGCGTGGCGCCCACGCTGGGGCCCAGCGGGGAGTACCGATGGGCGAGCGGCGCGTCGCCGCTCAGCCGCTCGGCCCCCGCGCAGCCCAGCGCGCTGCCGCGGGTGATTGCGGCGCGGGCTCGCCCCCCGGTGGACTACAGCCTGACCGAGCGGGGCGGGCGGCCGGTGGCCACGGCGCAAACGCTGGATGACCTGCGCTCCGCGCTGCGGCACTGCGACGCGGACGACTACACGACCTGGGTCAACGTGGGGTTGGCGCTCAGGCCGTACGGCGAGGCCGGCTACCGGCTGTGGACGGAGTGGTCGGCGCGGAGCGAGAAGTTCGACGCCGCCGCGCAGCGCCGCAAGTGGGAGCGGGACATCGACCAGCCGCACTCGATTACGTACCGGTCCATTTTCAGAATGGCGATCGATAACGGCTGGGCGGGCAACCCCGCGAGCGGCAGCTCCACCCCCGCCGCCCCCACCCCTAGCAGCCCCGCCGAGCCCACCACCACCGCCGCCGAGCACCCGCTGGCGCTGGCCCGGGCGGAGGCCTCCGGCGCGGGGGCGGTCACGGCGTTTGAGTACATCTACGACGACTTTATGAGCACCGGGGTCAATGTGGTGGCGGGGGCCCCCGGCGTCGGCAAGACCACCCTCGTGGTGCCGCTGGCGCTCGCCGCGGCGCACCTGTGCCCCCCGGACTACGCGCTCAAACCCACCGTGCGCCGCAACGTCATCATAGTCACCGAGTCGGTGGTGCAGGTGCAGCGGGTCATCTACTCGCTCTGCCGCTGGGGCGGCACCGGGCTCGCGCCCCGGGACTTTGACGAGCGGGTGCGGGTGGTGGGGGCGCGGCGGCTGGCGCCCGGGGTGGTGGGGGCGGTGGCGGCCGACTACCGCAGCTGGACGGTGGACAACCCCCGGGCCGACGGCCGCCCCCACGCCGCGCTGCCGCTCGTGGTGCTGGACACCGCGTCGGCGGTGTTTGACCTGCGCGACGAGAACGACAACGCCGAGGTGGGCCGGGCGATGGCGGCGGTGCGGGAGGCTTTTGCCGCCTTTCCGCTCATCATCGTGAGCCACACCGCCAAGGCCCTGGGCTCGGGCGAGTCGGAGCACCTTTCGCCGCGGGGGGCGAGCGCCTGGACCGGCGACGCGCAGGGCGTGTACACGGTCTTCCGCGACGGGGAGGGGGCCGACGCCCCGCGCGTGCTCAAAGCGACCAAGGTGCGTTTCCCCGTGGCGTACCCGGAGCTCGCCTTTGACCTAGTCACGCACTCCGAGCCACACCCCGACGCGCTGGGCTACGTGCGGCCGGTGTGGTTTGCGCACTCGGTGGCGCGGCCCCTGCGCCCCGGGGAGCGCGCCGAGCTAAAGGAGGACCGCAAATCGCAGCACGAGCTCGACCAATGGGGGCGGGTGCGCCGCGGGCTGCTGGAGCTGGTGCGCGGCACCCCCGGGCGCACCCGCTCGTACTACGAGCGGTTGCCCCTCGCGCAGGGCGGGGTGCGCGCCTCCCAGGAGCGCAAAGAGCGCGCCGTGGACGAGCTGCTCGCCGAGGGGCTGCTCGAGCGGGTGGAGCTGGACAAACCCGCCGGCCGCGCCAATCACTACCTGCGGGTCAACGAGGCCGCCGTGGCTGCGGCGACCACGGGCCCCTACGGAATCTGACTAACCACACACACTCACTAACCAGAAAGGAAGAACCGCAAATGCCAACCCCCACCCACCCCCGCCCCCAGCCCTGGGTCCCCGTCGGGCACCCGGACTACGTATGGTACCGCGACGCCGATGTGCAGCGGACCTGGCGCCGCTACGGCTGGCGCCCCCGGGCGGAGCTCGCCGCCGCAGCAGCCACCCCCTCACCACAGGGTTTACCCTGTGGTGATGAACGGTCGTTCGGGGTGGACGTTCGAACGTCGGTTCGCACGTCTGACATCCCGAGCATCGTCGGAGGAGAGGGCCCGTTAGGGCCTCTCTCCGAAGCACGATGTGATCGTTCAACGGTGGTCTCGGCTGCCTGCAGTCACACGTTAGAAGTGAACGGTCGTTCAGCGAAAAATGGTTAAGGGCCGGCGCACTACTGGCGTTGCGACCTTTTTAACCTTATGTGGTGTATAATCAAACGGTTGTTTTAGGCTGGTGTTCAGACAAAGGAGAAAGGCATGGCTGAGGTGCTAAACGAGGTGCTGCCCGTGGGGACGGATGTGGTGCTGCGGGTGGAGGGCGAGCGCCATCGGCTCATCATCCGACATGAGCGGCCGCGGCCGGAGTGGTTGCGGGAGTGGGCGGAGCGGGCGCGGCGGCTGCGCACCGGGGAGCCGGCGCAGCGGCGGGGTCGGGTGGTCAAGATGACGGAGCCGGAGCTGGACGCGGCGATGCTCGCGCTGGTCAGGCTGCAGCCCGGGCGGGCCCGTACGCATTACGAGCGGCTCGAGGTGCGCCACGGCGGGGTGGGCTGCTCGCAAGACCGCAAGGAGCAGGCCGTCACCCGGCTGCTCGATTCGGGGCTGGTGCGCCGGGTGGAGCTGGAAAAGCCGGTGGGTCGGCGGCGGGACGGGTTATGGCCCGTTGAGCAAAACTCCGTATAATGAGGCGCATCATGACTGAGAACTCCCCCGCCCCCAAGCGCCGCACCTGCCCCCCGGTGGCGCGGGACCGCTGTACGGCGTTCGGGCTGCAGCGGATCTGCGAGATGATCACGGCGGGCGAGTCCATGACCGGGATTGCGGCTCAGATCGGCGTGCACGTTTCTACGCTGATTGAGTGGAGCGAAGACGACCCCCAGCGTACCGCGCGCCTGCGCGAAGCGCGGCAGCGGTCGGCGCGGGTCTGGGACGAGCGGGCGGAGTCCGTCATCGCGGCGGCCAGCGACCCCTTTGAGCTGAACCGGGCGCGGGAGCTCGCTCATCACTACCGCTGGCGCGCCAAGGCCATCGCCCCGCGCGAGTACGGCGACCGCGTCACCAACGAGCACACCGGCGCGGGCGGGGGGCCGATTGCGGTGGCGGCGGTGGACCTGCGCGGGTTGAGTGACGCCGAGCTGGAGCAGGCCCACGCCCTGCTCAGCAAGGCCTCCTCCTCCGCCGCCGAGGCCCCAGCGGCGCCGCCGCCGGCCGAGGTGCGCGCGCTGCGCGGGGGGCGCCGGTGACCTCGCGCATCCCCGCGGGCGCAGAACCCGAAAGCATTGAGGCTTTCCTGCTCCAGGTTGGCGAGGTGCGCGAGCACGCCGACGGCGTGACGTTCATCGTGACCCCGGAGATGCTCCAGGACTACGCCGAGTGGGTGGCCGCGGCCCAGCGCGAGGCGATTGCCCAGGCGCTCGAGGCCATGCCGGTGGGGGTGGGGGCGGCGGCCGCGGCGGGGTGGATTAGGCGGCTGCGCGGAGACCACTGAATGGGGCAGGCGCTGAGCCCGGCGGTGCTGCTGGATGCGATACGGCGGGAGCGGGAGCGCCGGGCCGCGGGGGCGAGCCTGTACGAGTTCGTCAAGCAGGCCTGGCCGGTGGTGGAGCCCGGGGTGCCGTTCATCCCCAGCTGGCACATTGAGCTGATCTGCGAGCACCTGGAGGCGATTACCGCGGGCGAGCTGCGCAAGCTCCTCATCAACATCCCCCCGCGGCACAGCAAGTCCACCATCGTCAGCGTGATGTGGCCGATGTGGGAGTGGCTCGCGCGGCCGGCCGAGAAGTTTCTGTGCGCGTCGTACTCGGGCACGCTCAGCATCCGCGACAACCTGAAGGCCCGGCGGCTGGTGCAGTCGCCGTGGTATCAGGAGCGGTGGGGGCACCTGTTTGCGCTCGCCGGGGACCAGAACCAAAAGCAGCGGTTCGAGAACGACCGCACCGGCTACCGCATCGCGACCTCGGTGGGCGGCACGGCCACCGGCGAGGGCGGCTCGCGGCTGGTGCTCGACGACCCCCACTCGGCCCAAGAGGCCCAGTCCGACGCTATCCGCGAGAGCGCGCTGGAGTGGTTCGATGTCGTCTGGTCCACGCGGCTGAATGACCCCAAGCGCGACGCCATGGTCACGGTGATGCAGCGGCTGCACGACCGCGACGTCAGCGGCCACATACTGCACGACATCGGCGGCTGGGAGCACCTGATGATCCCCGCGGAGTGGGACGGCGTGCGGCGGCGCACCGTGCTGGGCGCCTACGACCCGCGCCGCGCCCGGGGCGAGTTGATCTGCCCCGAGCGGTTTGGTGAGAAGCAAATCACCGAGCTCAAGCAGCTGCTCGGCACCTACGGCGCCGCGGGCCAACTGCAGCAGGACCCCACCCCCGCCGAGGGCGGGATACTGAAGGTGAAACACTTCCAGCTGTGGCCCGCGGCGCAGCCCCTGCCGCCCTTTGAGTTCATACTGCAGAGCTACGACACCGCCTTCACCGAGCGCACCTCGGGCGACCCGACGGGCTGCGAGGTGTGGGCGGTGTTCACGCACCGCGGCGTGCGCCAGGCGATGCTCATCGACGCCTGGGACGAGCACCTGTCGTACCCGGAGCTGCGGGAGCGGGTGATACGCGACTGGAACACCGAGTACGGCGCCACCTCGGTCAAGGACGGGCTGCGGCGTGCGCGGCGCCCGGACCGCATCCTGGTGGAGGCGAAAGCATCGGGCCAGTCGCTGCTGCAGGACCTGCGGCTCGCTCGCGTGCCCGCGGTGGGCTATAACCCCGGCGCCGCGGACAAAGTGTCCCGCGCGCACCAAGCCGCGCCCACGCTGGAGTTGGGGCTGCTGTGGGTGCCGGAGAGCGGCAAGAACCCCGGCCAGCCGGTGAGCTGGGCGGCGCCGTTCATGAAACAGCTGGCTAAATTCCCGGTCGCGGAGCACGATGAATACGTGGATTGCTTCACGCAGGCGATCATATACCTGAAGAACGACGGCTGGTTTGAGCTGCCCCGCGCCCGTGAGCGCGACGATGAGCCGCGCGAATGGCGGCGTGAAAGGAGCAATCCCTATGCCGCGTGAAAAGCCCATCTGGGACAAAGCCCGGCCGAAGGCCCTGGGCGAGCCCAAGTCTCTTGGAAAGAAAGCTAAGGCCTCCGCCCGCGCGACTGCGGCGGCCGCGGGCCGGCCATACCCGAACCTGGTGGACAACATGCGCGCCGCGGCGA